GCAAGACAAATGCGAACAATACAACCACGAAGCAATACCACAGGAAGTCTTAACACTGACAGCAGGTGTTGACTTACAAACAGACAGACTAGAAGTGCAAGTTATAGGTTGGGCTGATAACTTAGAGGCATGGGTGACAGAGTACAAAATAATTTGGGGTAATCCTGCTACACAAGAAGTTTGGCAAGAATTAGATGAGTTCTTACGCAATTCATACCAAACCGAAGATGGTAGAAGATTGAGCATAGCTGCTACTTGTGTCGATAGTGGACACATGACAGATCAGGTTTATGGCTATACGAGAGGTAAAAACTCAAGAAGAATCTTTGCTATTAAAGGTGCATCGGTAGCAGGTAAGCCGATAGTCTCTAAACCACAGTTCGTAGGCAGAATAAAAACAGCGCTGTTTACTGTCGGTGGTGATACAGCAAAAGAGTTCATACACGCTAGACTAACAGACAAAAAAACTAACCTCATACACTTTCCCAATACTGTAGATGAAGAATATTTTAGGCAACTAACGGCTGAAAGAAGAGTGCCAAAGATATACAAAGGCAAGACAACACTTGTTTGGAAGCAAACAAGGAAGCGAAATGAGGCACTAGATACCTTTGTTTATGCTCTAGCAGCAGTGAATATCCTACAACCCAATTTCAAAAAGTTAGCGCAGCCTAAAAAAGAACATGAATTTATACCAAATATACAGAACAAACCATCCATTATTCAACAAAGAAGAAGATTAATGCGCAGAAAACAGTCCAACTTTGTCACTTCTTGGAAAGATTAAGGCTATAATCTAGGGTAAACTATTGACATGAGCAACATTTTCGACAGGGTTAACTATCCGACACAAGAACCAGACGAGATAGTAGCAGGTGACAGACTTACTTGGCGCAGACCAGATCTAGCTTCTGATTTCGATCCTAGTGAATACGCTTTGACTTACGAGTTCCACGAAGATAGCGGTGGTGGCGGTAGTAAGCAGTTCACTATTACAGCGACAGAAACTTCTGATGATTACATCATAGAAGTAGGCAGTTCAACAACAGCTAACTATACAGCAGGAGATTATGTTTGGTATGCTTTTATTACCAGATCAGCAGATAGCGAAAGAGTGTCAGTTGATGAAGGTCGCACTGAGGTTGTCGTTAACTTCGCTAATACTAACGCTGATTTAAGAAGTCATGCTAAGAAGGTGTTAGATGCCATTGAGGCTGTTTTAGAAAACAGAGCATCACAAGATCAAATGTCTTATTCGATAGCAGGTCGTAGTCTGTCAAGAATGTCGATAGATGATTTGATGACTTTTAGAAATAGATATAGAGCAGAATATCTTAGAGAAATCAAACTAGCTCGTATCAAAAACAAACAAGATTCTGGCAACACCATCAAAGTGAGATTCTAATGGCAATTTGGGACAACCTTTTTAGACAAAGAAAAAAACAAGTTAAACAGCGTAGAACTTACAAAGCAGCATCGACTGCCAACATATTCTCAGATTTTATCGGCACATCAAGCAACGCTGACAGTACTATACGTTTCAATTTACGAAAGATTAGAGATAGATGTCGTGAACAAGCAAGAAACAATGACTATGCTAAGCGCTATCTTCAGCTAATGACCACCAATGTAGTTGGTCAAAATGGTATCAGAATACAATCTAAAGCCAGAAATGAAGATGGCTCACTAGACTTTATTGGTAATCAGGTCATTGAAAACGCTTGGAAGCAATGGTCAAAAAAAGGTAACTGTACTATTGATGGTAAGCTGTCCTTTGTTGATGCCCAAAAGCTTTTTATAGAATCGTTATCCAGAGATGGCGAAGTCCTAGTCAGACATATCACCACCAATAATCCGCTAGATCCTTACAAGATTCAGTTCTTAGATGCCGACTATCTTGACGAAGAAGAGAATCAGGTAATGAAGAATGGTGAAGAAACTATTATGGGTGTCAAGCTTGACCCTAATGGTAAGCCCAAGTCTTATATGTTGTTCAAAGATCACCCACATAATCAGTACTTCGGTAACTACAATAGAGAACATATCGAGCTACCAGCCGATCAGTTAATTCATGCTTACGTTCCAGAAAGAGCAGAGCAAACTAGAGGTGTACCATTTATGACCACAGCCTTATCAAGATTAAAAATGCTTGATGGTTATGAAGAAGCGGAGCTAGTAGCAGCTAGAGTTGGTGCAAGTAAGATGGGTTTCTTTACTTCTCAAAGTGGCGATCAATATACAGGCGATGATTTAGAAGATGATTACACACCAATAATGAACGCTGAAGCAGGTACATTCGAGCAACTGCCTGATGGTATGGATTTTAAATCTTTCGACCCACAGCATCCAGCTTCAGGTTTTGATAACTTCCATAAGTCTGTACTCAGAGGTATTGCTTCTGGGTTAGGGGTCAGCTATGTTTCATTGGCCAACAACTTAGAAGGTGTCAACTATTCATCTATTAGACAAGGCACACTAGAAGAAAGGGACAACTTTAGAATCATGCAAAGATTTATGATTGAACATTTTATTCAACCAGTCTTTGACAAGTGGTTACTACAAACGATGTCATTCAAAGATGATTTCTTGTTACCGCCAGATAAGTACAATAAGTTTGCTAATAACATAGTGTATATCCCCAGAAGCTGGGGCTGGATAGATCCTGTGAAAGAAGTTAAAGCTAATGTCGATGGTCTTAATGCTGGTGTCGTAACTATGCAAGATGTCCAAGCCAACTATGGTCGTGACGTTGAAGAGTTGTTTGAACAACACCAAAGAGAAGAAGAACTAGCTAAACAATACGATATTCAAACAGCTTATCAGCCATTCGGTGCTATGAAGATGCCAGTTGATGCTGTTGTCCAAGACGATGGTGAGGCTGACGATGGCGTCTAATTTTCCTAAACAGGGTGACGATAAAAAGATTTCTTTACGAAATAGCAACTATCCTCTATTTGATAGAAGATTCGCTGCTTCAATCAAGAAAGACGATCCTAAGATTTGGAAAGCTGGGGGCAACATAGAGGGCAACAACTCTTACAGATTACTACTTAGAGCCTTAGATGGCGATGACAGCCCAGCAGTCTTGAGAAAGATTAGGGAACGTGAAGCTTGGGCAGCAAGACATTTTGAAGATGGCGCACAGTTTAAATCAGGCGATAAGAAAGCTAGACCATCAAACATAGCTGGGGTTGTCGCCCAGATCAAATGGCTGGTCATAGGTACATTAGGCGAACAAAAGATGAAAGATGTCGTTTTAGAAGCAGTAAAATACCTAGAAGATAAAGAAGATCGTGCCATGGAAAGACAAGTCTCAGCTACAGTAGAAAAGGGATTACGCAAAAAAGTAGAAGATCACAACGAAGAATATGGCAATGATAAAAGAAAACGAGCAACCTTTCGTATGCTTCGTGCTGTCTTTCTACGAGGTATAGGAGCATATAAAACCAATCCCGGATCTGTCAGACCTTCTGTGCAATCGCCTGAACAATGGGCTTATGCCAGAGTAAACGCTTTTATGTTCGCTTTAAGAAACCTCAGATTCCCAAGCAAGAATAAATTTGACACTGACCTATTACCTAAAGCACACCCTTTATCTTCTGATGAAAATGGTGATAGAATACAAAATATGGACACAGAACACAGACATATCAAAGACATTCGTGAGACAGACGAATCGTATATTGTAGAGTTTGCGAAAGCAAAAGAAGAAAAAATGGAGATGGATGAAGAAGAAAGACCATACCATGATGACGAAGAGAAGCGCCCTTATCACGATGAAGAAGAAGAGAAAGATAAGAAAGGCATGAAAGACGAAGAGGACAGAGCATTAGAACTTGACCAAGAGGTTAGAGACTTCTATGCCGAAGAAGGTCTTAGACGTGACTTCGAGTTTGACCGAAACAAGATTGATGAAGAAAAGCGCACAGTAACGATCGGTGTCTCAAGTGAAGAACCAGTACAAAGAAGATTCGGTTATGAGGTGCTTGGTCATGCAGAAGATGAAATAGACATGGATTTTATGGCAAGTGGTAGAAGTCCATTATTGTTAGACCACGATGCTAGTAAACAAATAGGGGTAGTAGAAGAGTTTGCTATCGATCCAGAAAACAAAAGAACAGTAGCCAGAGTAAGATTTTCAAAGAACAGAATGGCAGATGAAGTCTTTGAAGATGTCAAAGATGGCATACGACAGAACATATCCGTTGGCTATCAAGTCAACAGTATGCAGAAGGAAGATGAAGAAAGAGAGGGTGTTCCGATCTATCGAGTTAACTCTTGGTCTCCTTTGGAAGTTTCAGCAGTCAGCGTACCAGCAGACCAGTCACGTCTAGTTGGCTTCGCCAGATCTAAAGAAACACCAAAAATTACTATTAATTCAAATAAGGATAAAATTATGGAAAACGTAGAAAATAATACTCCAGAAGTAAATCCTGAAGAGTTAAGAAAACAATTCGCCTTAGAAGCAAAGCAAATTAGCGACCTTGGACAACAACATGGACAAGCTGGATTAGCTAAAGATGCTATTGCTAAAGGCATGAGACTTAACGAATTTCAGAATGAACTTTTGAAAGCATTAGAAAGCAAACCTCTTGATTTACCTTCTGACGTTGATATGAAAGTAGAAGAGAAAAGAGATTACTCTTTACTCAAAGCTATTCAAGAATCAGCAGCAGGTAATCTCTCTGGTCTCGAAAGAGAAATGTCAGATGAGATTGCTCACAGAACAGGCAAAGCAGCTAGAGGGTTTTATATGCCAACAAATATTGGTTTCGGCAAAAGAGACCAAACAGTTGGATCAAACAGTGGCGGTGGCTTCTTGAAAGGTACAGATCATCTTGCTAATGAATTTATCGAAGCTGTTTATGCAAAATTAATAATCGGACAAGCTGGTGCGAGAACACTACAAGGTTTGAAAGGTGACATAGCGATACCAAAACTATCTGCTTCTGTTACTAACTCAGCTTTTGTAGCAGAAAACTCAGCACCAAGTGAAGGTTCAGCTACTTTTGCCCAAGTAACAATGTCACCAAAAACTTTGGCTGCATTTATAGATGTTTCAAGAAAACTTATGCTTCAATCTGATCCGTCAGTCGAAGCTGTGTTGAGAGAAGATATTATCAATACCTTCGCTAGAAAGATCGATGAAGTAGCTATTGAAGGTGGTGCAAGTAACCATCCAAGTGGTATCTTAGCTTCTGTATCTAACAATGTTGAAGCTATCGGTACAAATGGTGGTGCTTTAGCTTACACAAACGTAGTTAACTTAATTCAGAAAGTAGAAGAGGACAACGCTATTAGAAACGATGCCTCAACTAAGTTCTTAGGTAACTCTAAAGTTACAGCTAAATTAAGAACTACTTCAAAGCAAAGTAGTGGTGTTGAAGGCAACTTCATATTAGAGCCAAACAATACAATGATGGGCTATGACTATCTATCATCATCATTAGTGCCATCTGACCTAACTAAAGGTTCAGGTAGCGCATTGTCAGCTTTAATATTTGGTGACTTTAGTCAAGTCTTACTTGGCTACTACTCAGGTGTTGATGTGGTTGTTGATCCGTTTACTGGTTCAAGTGCAGGTACTACAAGACTTGCCTTCTTCCAAGACATGGATGTAGCAATAAGAGACGAAAATGCCTTTGCAGTATGTAAAGACATTGTGACTTAATTAAGTAACACTTAATGTTTAGGGCTACTTCGGTAGCCCTTTTTTATGTATAATCGAAATATGAAAGAAAAAACAATTAAGTTCGAGGTCAATCAGACTTTTTATTATGCAGGTGATAAATACCTATCAGGCGATGTGGTAGAGTTGCTTGAAACAGAAGTTTCGGAATGGGAAGCCAAAGGCTATGGCAGTGCAGCCAAAGCAAAACCAAAGAAGAGTAAATAATGGAAGTAACAGCTACAAGAAAAGTTTGCTACAACGGAGCATGGTACGATGCTGGTGATTTGTTTGAATGTAATCCAAAAGACTATGAAGGTTTACAAGCAGCAGGTGTGGAAGCAGTCAAAGGTAAAAGCAAAGCCAAATCCGATAAAGCAGCAAAAGATCTTAAAACTAGATAATGGCGCTAGAGACAGCACAAGATTTGTTGAATTTTTTCGACACTGAAACACATGGCTCTAGTGCTACTGTGACTATTAATGGTGCAGCTTCTAGTATTAGTGTCATCATTAACAAAGAATACTTTGCTATTGCAGGTGAATCAGTCGATGTTGATGGCACACAACCAGTCGTGACTTGTCGATCTTCTGATGTTACTAAC